CGCATCGACCGACTTGTCGGATCATATTGCGAGCGTGTCACTAAACACCACCTTCGACATCGTTGAAACAACGGCGTTTGGTGACACGGCAAAAAAGAGAGTGGCCGGACTTGCAGATAATTCTGTAAGTTTCGAGTTCCACCAGGACTACGCTTCAGGCTCGGTTGAATCAACGATTTATCCGTTGCTTGGAACCGCAGTCGCCTGTGAGGTCAGACCTGTCAACACAACAGTTAGCGCAACAAATCCAAAATACAACTTCTCAGTTCTAATTGCCGAATGGACACCGCTTAATGGTGCTGTGGGAGAATTAGCAACTGCAAGTGTGACTTGGCCTATTTCGGGCGCAATCACAAAATCAACAACTTAAATCAATTAGGGGGAAACAAATGGATGGCTTAAAAATCCGTGTTCGCACTACCGATGGAACCGATGCAACTTATTCGCTTCGACCAAGAGTGATTGTGGAGTTTGAGCAGAAGTATCAAAAGGGCTTGGCAAAACTTATTGCCGAAGAGCAGAAACTAGAGCATATCTACTTCCTGGCTTGGTCAGCGATGAAGCACAATGGTCGCGTTGTCAAACCTTTTGGCCCTGACTTCTTAGACACTCTTGAAGAAGTGACCTTGGTGACAGACCCTTCTTCCGAATCCACAGAGATAGCCTGACCTATCAAATAGCAGCTCTCTCTGTGGAGTCTGGAATTTCGCCGGTGGCATTACTTGATGCCCCTGACGGAGTGTTGGAAGCAATTTTCGTTTATGTGAAAGAACGAGCAAAGGCGCGAAACAAATAATGGATTCACCAAACTATCGAATCTCAATTCAAGGTCTGAGTTCTACTATCTCAGCCATTGAGCGTTTCGCGCCTGACCTCAAGAAACAATTAGATAAAGAAGTCAAAGGTGTCTTGAGCAAGGTTGTCACACAAGCCCGCGAACACATACCTTTTGACATCCATCCTTCAGGATGGGCGCGTGAGAATAAAAATGCAGGCTTAATTGGCCCATTACAACAGGGTCAAGGCCGAGGAAGTTTTGTGCGCTTTGATGCCGCCAAAGCTAAAGCAGGAATTAAATCAACATCACCAAGTTCTAAATCTAGCGCCACAGGCTTTCGCAATTCTTATGGCGTAATTCAGCGCGATGCCGCAGGCGCTATCTTTGAAACTGCCGGTCGCGGAAGCAAAGCAAGTCGCGCAAGAACCCGCGCATCACGATCCACAAACCCAACTGCCTCTCAGGACTTTATTCAAGCAGTTGAAAAGTATTATGGCGTTTTGCCAACTTCTAAAGGCTTGGGTCAAGATAAAGGTCGCGCTCTTATCAGAGCAGTTGATGACAACAAGAAGAATGCTCAGCGTGCTATCTTTGAAGCGATTAAAGATGCTGAAAGCAAAGCGCAGGCACGGATGGATGCAAATTTGAATCAGAGAGAAGGTTAGACAATGGCAATTATTGAACGCATTGTCACCGTCTATAATGACAAAGGTTCAAAGCAAGCTCTCAAAGACCTAAACAAACTTGAAGATAGTTTTATCAATGCCGGCAAGAAGATGGCCAAGGCGTTTGCGGTGGCCGCAGTCGCGGCAGGGGCGCTCGCCGTCAAGCTAGGCAAAGACGGCGTTGAAGCCGCTATCGCGGATCAAAAGTCACAGGCATTGCTCGCCAATGCCCTTCGCAACACCACAGGCGCAAATGAGGCTGCCATTGCCTCAGTTGAAGATTATATTTCGGCGCAACAAAGAGCCGTTGCCGTCACAGATGATGAACTCAGGCCAAGTTTAACAACACTGCTTAACGCCACCAAAGATGTCACTCAGGCTCAATCATTGCAAAACCTTGCCCTTGATATTTCGGCAGGAACTCAAAAAGATTTACAGACAGTTTCACTTGCACTTGCTCGCGCAGTTGGCGGAAATATTGGCGCTCTCACAAAACTCGGCGTTCCTCTATCTGAGGACATCAAAAAGAGCAAAGACCTCAATGCAGCTCTTGGTGAATTAAGTCAGACTTTTGCAGGCGCAGCATCAGCACGCGCAGGCACCTTCGAGGGCAGAATGACTGCTCTTCGCATTTCTTTTAGCGAAACTTTAGAAACTTTAGGCTTCGCCCTCATTCCTGTTTTGGAAGAGTTGGCGCAAGTATTTCAAAACGATGTCTTGCCTGTCTTTGAACAATTTATTGCCGAAAATAAGGATCAGATTGCGCAGACCTTGCGCGATGTTGCCGAGTTTGCAATCAAGGCTGGCAAAGGTCTTGCTTCGATGTTTAAGACCATTTCAGACAACCTTGGAGCATTTCAAGCATTCAGTGCCTTACTCTTTGGACTCTTTGTTGGCACTCAAGTTTATGCAGGTGTCAAAGCCTTAATCGGCATTATCACTCTGCTCACAGGCGCATTCAGGAAGCAGGCGGTCGCAGGCACCGCCGCAGGCACCGCCACCGCTTTTGCAACAGGCGGAGCTTCGGCAGTATCAGCAGCCGCAGGCATTGCAGCATTTGCAACAGCCGCAGGCTTGGCTTTTATTGCAATGAACAAGATGACCGATGGTCTTGAGGAAAATACTGCCGCCCTTGAAAAGCAAACAGGCGTTGTCGCAGGTCACTTAAAAGACCTTAACAATCTTGCCAAGGCAACTGCCAATGCCAACTTAAAGAATCTCAAGAATGTTCAAATCACCACAAACTTAAACAAAAAGACCGCAGAGCAGATAAAACTTGAGAAGGCTCTTGCAGCTTTAAAGAAGTTGGGCGTTGCTCCAACTAATGAGAAAGACCCGATTCAACTTGAAGCTGCTCGTCTAAATCTTCTAAAGCAAGCAAACCTTGAAGAAGCAGCAAGAGTCAATGCGCTGATTGCCAATATGGAAGCGCAGATGAAACTTAATGAGGCTGCGCAGCGCTACACCGATCTCTTGACTGTTCTATCTGATGCAGTAATCAGCGATGAAGAAGTTTCTGTTCTTGCTCAAAAGTGGAACATTACAAAGGGCGAAGTTCTTGAATATATCGCCCGAATCTATGCTGCCAACTCAACAGACCTAAATGACGGCCCAATTGTCAACCTGCTAATGAAGTGGGGTCTGACAAAAGAAGAAGCCGAGAAGTATGTAGATTTCACCCGCGCCCTTAAAGATGAAAAGATTGACGACTCAGAAATTGAGAAGTTGATGGGCAAGTGGGGAATGACCCGCGCTGAAGTTCTTGCTTATGGAAAGACAGTTCAAGATGGAACTGCGCTACAAGCAGCTCTTTCTAAGAATTGGTCTTTGCCAGGAGATGAAGCCGCCGATGCTTGGAAGCGCGCTCTTGCAGCCCTAAACGCCTATCTCGCTGCTTTGAATAGTGGCAAGCCGCAAGGCATTCCATCAGGCACTCCATCGGGCAGTCCTTCAGGCACGCCATCGGGAACGCCATCATCGGTGCCAAACGCGGTCATTCCAAATCCTTTTAACCCTTCTTCTGCTCCTGTTTCAACGGGCGCTGTTAGAGAACAAATTGACACTTTGACTGCCTTGCGCGAAAGCACCGAAAGTGGCACCGCAATTAGCTTCTTACTGAAAGAACAAATTGACACTCTTTCAGACTCGATAAGCACATTGGGCCTTGGCTCTCTTAGCGATGAGCGAGCAAGGCTTACAGCAATGGGAACTTTCGACACTCCTACAACTTCAAGTTTTGACCCTGGCTCTTTCCGTATGGCAGAAAATGCAGGAATGACTGTCAATGTCACTGTTGAAGGCAATGTCCAAACAGAGGCAGATTTGGCTAATGCAATTCGTCAGCGAATCTTGTTAGAACAACAAAGCGGTAATCCAATTCTCTTTGTTGGCGGTCTGTAATGCCAGGCACTCCGCTTCTTGGGGTCAGCATTGACTTCGCAAATGGCCCTGCCTTTGGAAACCCTTTAATTTTAGATGATCCTTCAACTCCCCTTGGCACGGGCATCTTGGCAGATGCACCGGCAGATGTCGTTGATGTAAGTGACATCGCCCTTCGCGTTTCCATCCGCCGAGGCCGAAATCGAGTTCTTAATAGCTTTGAAGCAGGCACCGCCAGTGTCGTCTTAGAAGACGAGAATGGTGACTATAACCCTCAGAATGTTTCGGGGCCTTACTATGGCAAACTCTTGCCCCTTCGCAAGATTCGCATTTGGGCAGATTATGATGATGGCTCAGGTGTTGACCGCTACTATCTCTATTCAGGCTACATCACAAGTTTTGACAATACATTCAGGCTTGGCAATGATGAAGTTTCAACTGTGACTTTTCAATGTGTCGATGCTTTTCGTCTTTTACAAAATGTCAACATCACGACTGTTGCGGGTTCATCCGCCGGTCAAACCACGGGGGCGCGCATTGAGAACTTGCTCGATATTGCAAGTTTCCCTGTAAGTCAAAGACTGATTGATGTAGGCGATACGCTAGTGCAAGCCGACCCTGGCACAAATCG